GTTAGAATTTTTTAAGAAACTTTTTGGCTCTACGCCAGCAGAAACACCAGCACCTTACAAGGTTGAAGCACCTGTGGAAGTTCCTGTAAGCGAGCCTGCACTGCCGTTTCCGGCACCTAAACCAACCAAAAAAACTGCCACTAAGAGTGCTGTCAAGACTGCTACAAAAACACGCAAACCAAAGTCTACCAAGGCCTAATGTTGCAAAAAGTATCGAATCAATCCGATACCATCAATAACGACTAGAAACACGGAGTTGGCCATCAGGCCAAAACTCCGTCTAGTCCAACAAGCCCAGGCACTGGCGCAACAACCTGAAATAAAAATTGTATAAAGCGGCACCACCGGAACATTGGGCACTGTGGCCGCAAAAATTATTGCTGATACCACACTACAGGCCCAGGCAAATACTTCAGCACAAAAACGCACACGATTGCTCTTCCAATCTTGTTTAACATAATTCCAAAAATTACCTGCACCAACAAAAATAAAATCCATTATTCGCACTTCCAAGTTAATTTAAAGATAATTGCATCATAAGGATCTTCAAATCTAAACGCAAATCCTTCGGTTGATCGCCACCCATGCACATGATATCTACCCAAGCTGTTATGATTTTTACACCAATCGTATAATGCTTGGGGATCGGGTTTGCGATTTTGCAATATATAATCCCAACTGACTACGCACTCAGTCCAATCGGGCGGCGGCCATAGTTGAAAGTTTATCATTGTTTATTGTAACATAAAATATAGGATATTACAACCAAAATGGGCTAAATAATTATATGAAAACACTTCGCGAATACATTGATCGATTAGATGAAATTAGCCGTAAAGGTATAAACGAGGAGCAGTGGTATGCTCACGATTTTGGCCAATGGCAGTCTGATGCTAATGCTAAGAACTTAGATATTGTCCAAAGCGAAACAGACGAAACTGGTAATAATTTGCAGGCATTTAATGCTGTTGATTCAAGTGGTGCAGTAGTTGGACATTTTGATGGCGTTAAAGGCTCTGGTGTTTTAACTAATTCTCCTGAAGAATATCAATCTGCGGTTGCAGTTGAAGAAGGGTTTAGTCAAAAAGCCAACGATGCTTATACGCAAGATGTAGCTTCTTATTATTCAGGAGCAAGCACAACCAAAGAATTAGGTAAGTTGTTTAATCCAATTAAAGAAACAGACGATGATATAAACATTGGGCCAGTGATAGCTACCACTGATGATCCTTGCCATGACAACGAAGAAGAGTTAGATGAAGACGGCAATCCAGATGCTGTGGCTCGTATTATAGAATTATCAAAGAATAAATAAAAGTGTAGTTCGCGGCACGCCAATGCCCAACTACTCTAACGCTCGGAAGGAGCATCAGCAATGACTATTTATTTGTATGTAAAGACCCATCGTAAAACAGGTCTAAGATATCTTGGTAAAACTACATCAACAGATCCACACGCCTATCACGGTTCTGGTGGTATCTGGAAAGCACACTTAAAAGAACACGGTGCCGACTACGATACTTTGATCATTAAAGAATGTCAATCCAATGAGGAATTATCTCAATGGGGACGATATTACAGTGAACTATGGAATGTTGTTGAAGATTCAGAGTGGGCAAATCAGATTCCAGAAACTGGCGGTGGTGGAAATCATACCGAAGAAAGAAAAGAGCTATTTCGCCAACAACAACTTGGTAGGAAAAAAGCACCAAGAACCGATGAGCATAAACAAAATTTAAGTAAGTCTTGTAAGGGAGTTCCTAAACCTCGTAGCAAAAAACATCAAGAGGCATGGAACGAATCGGCCAAACAAAATTGGGCTACCAATACCAAAAGAAAAGAACAGATAAGTGCATTAGGTAAAGCAAGCAAGGGACGCAAAGCCTCTCAAGAAACTTTAGACAAAAAAAGAAAAGCAATGAAAGAGTATTGGGCCGTCAAACAAGCCCAAGCTCTACAGCACGATTATAGACTTGTTCTGATCCAAGGTTCTTAGATTTTGACTCGCACTGTATATCGAACTGATCCCAGAAAGTCAAGGCCCAATCAGTGGTTGCTTGATTCCAGTAAAAGTCTGAGTGTGCTCTTAGTTTTTGTTTCTTATGTCCTGCTTCAAGTAATAGGGCGCGGTCCGGGGCTTGGGTTTCATCATGTCCGACAAGTACATCTTCCCGACTGCAAGAGTAATGAAGAGCAGGCCTAACACCGCGCCAACTGTCAACAACTCTTTTACAACGGTCATCTCCGGAGTCAAGGTACTCGCCCTCGCGGATCCAGTGATGATGAATGTCCAAGACAATAGGAACAATATCAGAAATGCTAATACAATCATTTAACCCCCATGAGTTTTCTTCGTTTTCAATTGTAATACAGTTGCGGGCTTCGGGTGAGAGCCTGCTGTAGGCGTCTCGTAGACCTTCGGGACCGCGTTTACCCGAGATGTGGACATTAATTTTAAAGTCTTGAAATGATCGACCATAACCCATCCATCTGGCCATATCTGCATGATATTCAAACTCCTCTATACTTCGTTCCACAATTCCAGGATTCTCTGATGCTAGCACACAAAACTGTCCGGGATGAAAACTTAGGCGCACATCTAATCTGCGGGCGGTTTCACCAATAGGTGCAAAGATCTTTTCAAGATGATTCTGCACATCTGTTTGTTGCCACCAGGTTTTCCAATCCTTTTCGGTATAGCCCTGTAGCATTTCACTACCCAGTCGTACCATACGACGATTGGGCGGAAGTGTGGCTACACGCTCGATCAAACGCACAGCAGCCGCGGCATTGTGATTCATAATGTCCCACTGGCGTTGTTCGGCTTCGGCAGGATGCTCTCGCAACCATCGCATGGTGGTTGACCGCCCGTTAAGGTCCCGATCCACTGCATTGACCTTCATGCCGCCGCATTCGGACGGGTCATTGAGCCATTTGCAACAGAAACCAATACGCTTGAGTGTAGTCATACAGCTATTATACGGCACTGTCGCTTATTTGTCAACTGTTAACAAAGGTCATTACCGTTTCCATAGTATCGGCGCTAAGATTTTCCAAATCAGACATATATTTCATAACCGGATCTGGATGATCAACCAAAACCCATTGTACATGATTATTGTCAGCTATGGCCTGCCGGATTAACCCTCGGTAGTTGCGGGCGCGGTGTTCCAATAGCTTGTCAGGATTTACCGCTGGTTCGGAAAAATTGAATCCCAATAACAATACAATGTCGTTGGAGGCAGCTGCCAGATGCATGGCCACTATTTCATCTCGACGATCAACATCATGTACAAATGTGCCTTCGTATAATTTAACTCTGTTGGGTCGATTTAAACTTTGGTAATTGTTGCTAGGCAAGTAAAAATTGCATTCTGTTTGAAAATTTCGTTTTAATAAGTCACTGGCTTTATCAAGGTCATTACAAATCACATTATCGGTCTCACATCCGCGCCAGGTTCGCCAGCTACCCCAAAAACTACCAATCTGTTTGAGTCGATCAACATTAATTTCAGGACCGAATGTGGCCGAATCTGCTAGTACCCAAGCAATGTTCACTCGGCACTCCGTAATGGTTTCCATTTAAACGCACCCAAACAAACCCAGGCAAACACCAAATCGTCATCTGGACTAGCATTGAATACAATATCACCTCGAGTGCCAGACCAACCCGGTACCTTAGTATCATGTGAAATTCTGTGTACGCCAATCTGTAATTTTTTAATACGGGTTAAACCGTCATTATCAATTTCAATCTGTGCTATACGGTTTACTCCAATAGCAATGCCTTGATCTCTGTTGGTTCCTATGTAGGCTTGTTTGGCTTTGTTTTTGCCAATTACTACACTAACTTCTTCATCCCAAACGCTTAAGGCCATTTCAGGTTCGGTGGTGTTGACACCTACACGATGATTTACTACATTAAAAGTTTCGTTAATACTGGCTTCTCCAGTAACTGTTAATTGTCGAAGAGGTCCTACTGATTGAATTCCAGTTTCGATAACAGCGGATGACAACTTGTTTCCATCGATTAATTTTTGACCACCCACTGTAACCTGATCAAAGTTGATACCATTTGTTTGTATTTGTTCTGTTACCTGTTGTACTAGTCCGTCGGTCCAATCCTTGGTCATAAGATCCAAAGTATTTTGACCAATAGCTTTGGTCAGATTTTGCCAGGAATGATTGTCAGTATTAATAGTACCTTTGACTATAAGATCTTGTATAGTGGCCGTAGTTGAAATATTTAGGCTTGTAGCAGTTAATGTATTTTGTACCGCGGTAGTATCATCGGTCACAGTCAACTGATTAGTACTGGCCTGATCTAAAATGCCAGTACTAACAAATTTTTCAAGCATGTTTTTTTGAAATATCGACATGCTTTCATCAACACACTGTTTGATGGTAGGATTAAGATCGATACTTTTTAATCTAGTGATTGTCTCTTGTACCACGGTCTGATTAATCATGTGTTCAATGCGAGCCAGCCAAGCTGGGTCCAAACTTAAACTTTCCACGGCACTTAAAATATTTTCTTGTACCGCTTGATCGATCAACTGTTGAACAACTGCAGGATCAATTGTAATAGGATTAACCATGTTTTCTCCGTGTGTCCAAAGTTACACAATGAAATCCACCGCCTAGTGTCCTGCTGTGGCTAAGAGTTAGTGGAATTGAATTAATACCTTTGGACTTTAGTATTGTAATTAGCTCAGTTTGCGCGGCATCTATAATAACTGTTTCAGGATCTATGGCCAACATGTTCATGGCTATCCATTTTGATGCATATGGGTATTGATAAAAATCTTGTGTCACGATTTGATCTTCGGTGATATAAATTTTTTCCCAATCTTGGAATGCTTTAGGGCAGTTTGATTCGTTTACACGACTTGCGTTTAATAAAACCAATCCTTCTCGTAAAGGAGTAATAGTTGAATCAATATGTACTCCTGCATAGAAATTGCACAACTCAATCGTGATGTTAGGAAATTTATTGCACAACCATTCGTAAGCAACACGATTGCCCGAAGCCGATTCTAAAAACAACCAGGTATCGCCCAATCGACAAATATTAGCAGCATCTAAAGTCATGTCAGTATCTCTGGGCATGGTCAATATGTTACGAGCATCTCCTAGCAATCTGTAATAGTTTTCTATTTCTTGATTACGACACGGATACATCATGTTGCAATCAACCACAGTGTCACCAGCTACCAACAAACGATCTCTAGGACAATAGTTATACATTCCCTGTCGTTTAACAAAATTCATAGGACGGGGCCTATAAACTGTGGCTCCGTAGCGTACCAAAGTTTCACTTAAAATATCCAATTCTCTATTAGCTTCGTCAACAATAAACTGCGGAACCGGTCCTGCAGGTGCCGGAGTTGCAGTCCATAAACTGTTACGAGCCTCCTCGGCAAATACTGGATCGGTCATGGGCCAATTGGCATTGGTAGCTGAACCTACAATGACGGCTTCCAGTGGATCCCACTCGTTACGACTATTAACCATTAACATGTCCTGTAATTTGTAAAGTGTATCTAGGCTCTAATCCCATGTTGGCTGCCATGTGAGGAGTGTCGTAGGACCATTCAACCACATGTCCGGCAGGCCATTCGGTCTCGGGTATACCCATGGCTTCAAAATAATGTCCGCTTTTCCAATCCTCCAAAAACACAATAGCACGCCGTATAGTATGTTCTCGACCTTGAAGGTTAAACAAATCAATATATTTTAAATATAAATCGCTGTGAGTGGGCAATATAGTGCCGGTATCCATACGATAATAACTAGTGCCAATATCTTGCCAACCCAGTGATTCAAAATGATCAATAAATTGTTGATTCCATCTAGGCTGACGGCCTCGCATGTCGGCCATGTCTCCTGTAAATTTATGTGGATATCCTTGCTCGAGCCACCGAGTTGTACTAATTACATCGTTAAATGATTCGTTTATATATTCAAGGGCTTTGTATTCATCATCCCAGAAAACTTTTAAATTGTATTTGGTTACGGTATTTGTTGTCATATTTTTTTTTAACTGCCAATCATGTGAGTAAATAACTTCCTATGAGTATTCCACTAGATCGACTGTATCATTACATCGAAAGCATTGCCAAAGAAATTGATAAGAATATACTAATTTATCGATTTTGGCCACATGGTTCAAAAAAAATAGAAAATTTAATACCATTAGAGGGTGATCTTAGCTGGGTTAAAACATCAACCAGTCTCATAATTACCTGCCATGACCAGGAGCCGTTGACCTACGGATTAGTTGAACCCAATCTATCCGAAAATCTGACAGAAATTTTAAACTCTCTATCGTTGTTAGATCTTACACTTCATAATTTACAAAAAGTTTCAAACAGATATCAAAAAACTTGTTTATTACACAGTGAAAAAAGATCAGAACAGGTAATTAATTATCAAAATAATCGTTGTATCCCAGTATATTACTGGAGTCATGCTATAATTTCTCTTGATTGGTTTAGATATGCCAAATACTTTGCTCAAAAAAAACAAGTTTGTAAGATATTTTTAATCTACAATCGTGCATGGGCAGGAACTCGAGAATATCGCCTACGCTTTGCCGAGCTTTTAATTTTGAAAAATTTGTATAATTATTGCCAGACTACAGTAAATCCCATTGAGCCAGAATTAGACATACACTACAACATACATCATTTTGAAAACCCTGCATGGCGTCCACAAACAGTATTAGAAAATTATTTTCCCATTAGTGATGCCCATAGCAGTTACAGTGCAGATTTTAATATAGAAGATTATGAAGCCACGGACATAGAAGTGGTGTTAGAAACCCTATTTGATGATAGTCGACTACACTTAACTGAAAAAAGTCTAAGACCAATGGCCTGTGCTCAACCGTTTATTTTAGCTAGCACTCACGGTAGTTTAGAATATCTTCGTAGTTATGGTTTTCAAACCTTTAGTGATGTCTGGGACGAAAGTTATGATTTAATAGAAGATCCCCAAGAGCGTATGTATGCTATTACAGATCTTATGAAAACTATCGCCGATTGGCCAGCCGATACACGCAAACAAAAAATGCTCCAGGCTTGTAAAATTGCCGATTACAACCGTCAACATTTTTTCAGCCAAGAATTTTTTAATTTAATTACAACCGAATTAAAAAATAATTTGTTCGCTGGAATTACAGAAATAAATTCAAATCCTAACTTTCAACCGTTTATTGATCAATGGAATTATCGTTTAAACTTTGAAGAAATTAGAGAAATTTTAGAAAACCCAACCAATCATCATCCAGGCACACCTACAATTGATCAAGTTAATTTGGTATTGAATACACTTAAAAATTAAAAGTGTGGTAGAGTTGGTCATGGTCGGCAATAATCCACGACTTGGACTGCACTTTCAATTTTAATTTTTTTCAATAACACCCGACCAAGTATTGTCGAGTGTCTGAGTTTTTAACTTGGAGATTCGGACTGCCAATTCAATATAAAAACTATCCATTTCTCCGCCCCATTTACCCTTGAGTTGTCCAATAATAATTTCGCAACGATTCCAATTTTGATTGCGATACTGCTCTATAAGTTCCTTGTGCAAAGTTTGGAGAGTTTCGACCACAGGCATTTCCTCCAAAGGAATATTTTCAACCACACAATAGGCAGTGCGTTCCGGACCGTCAGCTCCAATGCGTATGGTATCTAATTCTAAAACAGTATATTTTTCTTCTAACTCTGAATGTTTACCAAAAATAATATGCATGTTGTCTCCTCTTGTAAATAGTTATCATGACGTTTGCCTTTGATTTAATTTCTGATCTACACATTGATACCTGGCCCAATTTTGATTGGACTGGGCAAGCTACTAGTCCCTATTGTGTGGTTGCCGGCGATGTCACTAGAGATCGACAAGTCCTTGTCAAGATATTAACGCATCTCGGTGAGTGTTACCCTGGTGGGGTTTTTTATATCGACGGCAATGACGAACACAGTCATTATCTCAACGATCTAGGCAACAGTTACAAAGATTTGAACAATGAACTCAAAGGCATTCCAAATGTAGTATACATGCAAGACAATGTAGTTGTAGTAAACGGTGTAGCATTTTTAGCTACCAACGGGTGGTGGTGTTACGATTTCGACCCCAACATAGAATTAGATCAAACTGTAGAATGGTATCGTGCAAAAAACAACATTTCATTTGATGCGGCCATGAGTATAAACGGTGTGGCATATCATGATGCTGCATATTTTATCAACAGTGTAGCAAAACTACAAACTCATCAAGAAGTACGAGCCATAGTATTGATCAGTCATACTTTGCCTGCACCCTGGATTATTGATCATGATATAGAATTAGTCGACACCTGGAGATTTAACTGCATGGGCAACCGTCATCTCGAAGAAGTACTCGAAGAGGACACCGAAAACAAAATTAAAACCTGGTGTTTTGGCCATTATCACAAATCAGTTGATAGAGATTTTGGTGGCATTAGATATGTCAACAACTGCCGTGGACGCGGTGATACTGATTATTGTCAATCAACTTACTATCCCAAACGAATAGAAATTAATTATTAAACTGTTTCGGGCTCTAGCTTGATTTGTAAAGGGTAATTGTTTGTACGAGCATGTACGGTTACTTCAATACCTTTTTGTTCAGCCACTTCATAAGGCAATACCGCAACCACAGCCGATCCTGACTTGTGTATGTCTTGAGTAATTTTTACTGCGGTGTCGGCGGTATAATCAAAAAAGTTCAACAAAGTTTCAATCACAAACTCAATTGTAGTTTGATTGTCATTTAAATATATTACCTTGAACATTGGGGGTTCTTTAAGCTCTTCGTTAATTTTTACTTGTGTAACTGTTCCAGCTTGTGACATCTCAGATCCTTTGTTATAGTGGAGAGCACCGTGCTCTCCACTGTATTTACTATTGTATTACTTTTTGTAGGTAATAGCAATAGTCTTCGGCTTCATTGCTTCGGGGATTTGACGCTCTAAGGTAACGGTAAGGATACCGTCCTTACTGGTAGCATCAGTCACTTCCACATAATCAGCTAGAGTAAATGTGCGTAGAAAACGACGAGCACTAATACCTTGATATTCATAGCTGACACCTTCAGACAATTCAGTTCCATCTTTTTCTCCAGTAATGATTAGATTACCTTCGTTTACAGTAATCGTTACTTCACCCTGTGTGAATCCTGCCACAGCCACTTCAATTTTGTAAGTGTTGTCGCCGGTCTTGAGAATGTTGTAAGGTGGATAGTTGGTTGATGATGCGGTGTCTACCTGGTGCATCAAACGATCAAATAAGCGATCGATACCAACGGAATTGCGATAGAATGGATTGAGATCCATAGTTGTAAGTCTTGTGTTAGTCATAATTTTCTCCTTTGTTAAGCAAGTTTTGACTTTGTAGACCCGACCTTCGGCATCTACATGTGTATTTATAACAGATTTTTCACTTCTTGTCAATTATTTTGAACGGAATAAACGGTTTAGGTTGCCAAGTCATGGCAAAAAATGTGTAATAACGGTCGTCATCGAATGCCAACCTATGTGTATATTTTATGGTTTTTTGTGTGTAGGGTATATGATGTTGACTGGACCAGTCTATGATATTGAGCTTGACTGTAGTAACATAATAGGTGTAACTTTTGTCTTGTGGCAACTCAAATTCGATGTACATATATTAATTCGTTGATCAACTGATCTTGTATTTGTTCGTATTGATTAGTTAGTTGATCTAACAGTTGATAATTAGACTGCAAGCGAGCCCACACATTTTTTCTAAGAATCTGACAATCAGTCAAAGAAAAACGATTATTGAGATCTTGTATTTGAGAAATTACTGCATTTCTTCTCTCGGTTTCATCAAGAATATTATCATACCCGTGATCGACAATGTCGTCAAACAAATCAAAACCCAATTGTCGTACCTGGGCTACAGTGCCTGGAACTGCAAACCAAATAGGTATTTGATATAGATCAAACGACTTGAATGTTTTTTCAGTTATAAAAATAGAAGTCCAGCTGTTGGGATCAGACTGGCTACTGGTTTCTAAAACAATATTGAACAGGCAAGTACGGAATACATCCGAAGCTAGATTGTGTACATAGTGACGAGCATCTCCGTCAATCATGATTGGCAAGCTGTGATTAGGAAAGTATGACTGAAATTCTCGACTCCATTCAGGAAATCCACTGCCAAAACTGGCACGCACATTAGGAACTTTATCTAACAATTGGCTGACGAATCGAGCACGACCCGGAGTAGGGCGGCGTGCCGGACATAAAAATTTTTGTTCTAGTTGAATCCGTGATTGGTCGCCGGTGTTGACAAATCTACCGTCCCAGGTGGTAAAATGCGTAACAAAGGATCTAGCACAGTAAGGCCGTTCATCGGTATTGACTACGGCATTAAATAATACTCGAATTCGATCGATTCCTGTCAAACTGGCAAGATAATCAATCAAAGGAGAAATTACAGCAGGGTCATGCCCTTCGGACAAAAAATCTAATATCAATACAGATTTTTTTAAATCATCAACGGTGATACTATAGGCTTTGAGATCTTGAGCTACAACTTGTTGACAATTTCTTATGTCATCCCTTGAATACCGACCACAGGTATATCTTAATATGCCTGGAGCAATACTCCTGATGTAATTCAATCCTTAAATCTTCCAAATATGCAACCAGAATTGTTTCTAAATCCTTCTCGATTCAATTCTTTAAATCCATTTGCTAAAAGATAAGGCACGACAGCCGAACACTTTCCGCTGTAAATTCCTTCTTTAGGCATGTACCAAGTATCGTCGCAGACAATTACGCAGTTGTCTGACAATAAATCGAGACTAACTAGACAGATTGCTTGTTGAAGATGTGCTATTTGACTATTGATATTAGTCATTTCAAGACCAAATTTGTTGCGATAGTTATCTTTGTGATCTTGATACACACCCGGGCTTTCGCCTTCGTCGTTCAGTTGATAGTCCCAGTCAAAGTTGTCCAGATATACAAAAGAAATTTTGTTACCTTGTGCATTTTGAACATATTCTTTTAAAAATGTTTCGCCGGTACTGTGTAACACCGTAATATGATCAGGAATTTGTTCATCTACCTTTAAGGTGTTTTGTATACGATTGATCTGATCAATATCAGCATCTACAGCATAAAACCGTGTGGCATGATCCTTAGCCAGATTAGAAAAAAACTGTGTGCTACCTTCACCGCGATCAACTCCAATTTCGACCCAGGCTCCGCGATCAATTTTACCTATGTGGTCTTGAAATTTTGTATAGTAGTTGCCCATCGGATCTCCTTAGTAAAGTTTTTTGGGTAATTGTTGATCTCTCAACTGTTTGCGCCAACGAGCGCGAGCGGCACCTTTTTTGCGTTTGCGTACTGTGGTAGGTTTTTCGTAGGTTTCTCTAGCTCTTAAATCATCTAACAATCCAGAGTCTTGTACCTTTTTTTTAAATTTTCGTAGAGCTTTTTCTACATTGCCATCGGTGACAACAACTCTTTTGCCAAAATGTTTCACAAATTTTCCTGTAACAATGTCATAGGAGTATTTACCTGGGTTTTATTGATTGTAACCTGCAGGATATTTTGCTTGTTGTAACGAGGTAAATCAAACATGTGCGGCAATAAAATCCGTTCTAATTCATTATGCAGTCCTCTGGCGCCGGTTTTGGTTTGTAGTGTTCGTTCAGCTATAAGATCTAAGCTTTCTGCGTCAAACTTTAAATCTATACCATCCTGATCAAACAACCATTGATACTGCCCAATAAAGTTATTTCGTATTTCGGTCAATATACTAATCAATTGATTTTTGGTCAGCCCTTGCAAGGTAATATAACTGCCAAATCGTCCAACAAATTCTGGAATCATTCCAAACTTTACCAGATCATCCGGAGCAACTTGATCAAGTACGGCTTGTTCGGTTGTTAAATTTGAATTAAATCCAATAGCAGTGCCTTGTTTTCTTGACTGAACAATTTTATCCAATCCTACAAATGCTCCACTGGCCACAAACAATATGTTGGTAGTATCAATTTCTATAGTATCTTGTTGGCTAGATTTTTTTGAACCCGACGCTGGAATTCTGCATTTTGTTCCTTCAACCAATTTAAGCAAAGCCTGTTGCACTCCTTCGCCCGACACATCTTTGGTTACTGTAGCACTTTCACTTTTTCTTGAAATTTTATCAATTTCATCAAGAAACACAATGCCTCGCTGACACTGTTCAATGTTACCATTAGCAGCAGTATATAACCTAGCAATTAGACTTTCCACATCATCACCTACATAACCTGCTTCAGTCAAAGTGGTAGCATCGGCAATTACAAAAGGAACATTTAAATATCTTGCCACGGTGCTTGCCATCAAAGTTTTACCTGTACCAGTTGGGCCAATCATAAGCACATTAGATTTTTGTAAATCAGTGCCACCGTGATTAATTCGTTTGAAATGATTGGTAACGGCTACACTAAGGACAATTTTAGCCTGATCCTGACCTATTACATATTGATCAAGATATTGTTTTATTTCCATTGGATCTGGAACGGTGATAGATAATTTTGTTTTAGATTCAGATTTTTTATTGTCTTTGAGAAGGTTATTACAAAGCTCAACACATTCACTGCAAATGGCCACATCATGATTTACAATTAATTTGCCAACCTGGTCTTTGTGTTTAGAACAAAAACTACAATGATCTAAGGTAACAGTCATAGGTTATTGCAGTCTTTGTTCAATACTATGTCGTTCGGCATCACTTAACAATTCTGGATCAAACTCTCCTGACTCAATTTTAGAAATTAAATGATCAATGTAGGCCTGATCGTAAGCATGATTATCGGTTAATGTCTTGTCGACTTCAATCCAATTGGTTCCATTAAATTTGTACAATTGACTAGGCAAACGATCTACACGCAAGAACATGTCACCCTTGTTAGGATCTATAGGAAATTGTGTTCCAAACCCACGCACTTCGCCGGTTATCTTATTAATTACATTGTCTGGTTCTAAACCCAATGGATCAATTTCGACAAAGGTTGTCTTAGGAACCTCAGGATTTTTAACAAATCGATCAATTAATTGTTTTTTTTCGCCATCGCTAATTGGCATGTTGTTGATATGTTCTTCGCTATGCCAAGGTAACCGATCAATTTCACCTGCTTGATGTTGTGCATGAAACATTCTTTCATCAGTTTCAGAAACTCCCGACATGTATAATTTTTTAGCCATCTGATGAAGATGATCATTTGGATCAATAAACGGTATTTCAATATGTCCGTACGGATCTATATTGGATTCGGGTTCAACAACGGCTGTTGGATGTGGGTCCGCTGTGAACATCCAACCCGGAGGATGTGGGTCTTTGGCCACAACTAAATCTTCCATAAACGGATCTGGCTCTACATTTTTGATGTTGGAGTCATTGATATAAGGATCTACATAATGTCCTTGGTCAAACAGACCCATGGCACGATAATAATCTTCAGGCGCAATGTGCGTGTGTTGATCTACCACTGGTTCTAGTTGTTCAACTGTGGCCGCATGGCCTTCCAAGTCTTGGTGTTTGGGTTCTTGATCCCAAAAGCGGGCACGCCGACGAGCACGGTCAAACCATGACTCAACTGTTTCTTTTTCCTGCTCTTCTTTGTTATTTTCGCCTTGTGCCCAGCGTATGCTCTGCTGTGCGGCCAGGATCAAGACCAAGGCTAGGGGATCAAATACGGCCACAATGATCATGATAACCCAGGTTACAGCTTTTTCTAGAATGTTGGCATCAGGATTATCTTCGTAAATCAACTTGGCAATGTACTTGATAGGTCCTACTTCGGCCTCAACTTTACGATTCTCGGCACGGATAGGTGCGGCTTCGTCGTTGATCTGGCTAATAATCTTTTGGTTGGTTTCGATATCCTTGGCCAAGGCCGCACGATCACGCTTTTGACTGTTACGGATGGCATTGCTCTTATCAGCACCTTTTTCATCGTTACTGCGACTCATGACTTGATCCACCGCTGCATCCATCTGTGATAGTTGCTTGCGGGCACTTTCAATATTGTCTCGGGCTGTTTTGATCTTTTCATCGTAGATGGCCAACTTGGCGCCCACATCGCCCGACACTAGAGTTTGATCATTGTGGGCTTTTGAAAGGTAACCAAAGATACCCATGCTGGTAATCAACATGAGCATGACCACGGCTGGTAGCAGATACAGCTTATAGGTGATGCCAGCTCGTTCCCAGTTATTCTTTAGCCATACTGCAGCTGTAACCTTGCCTAGTTCTAGGCTACCGCCCATGATCAAGATTGGAATTACCGCGCCCGAAAAAATAGCGGCCAAACCGGTGATACTGTAATACGCACCAACCGTCTCAATCAACAGGGCCACAAATAAGGTAAAGTATCCAAATATCATAATCTAATATTTATCGGTGTTTCCAGTCGTTGATTGTGAGGTTATAGTCGCGCTCGGCGTGTATTAGTCGAGCTTCTAGTGTGTCAATTCTGCGTTGCAAATTAATAGTTCGTATTAACAAAATAATCAAGGCCACAATAATCAATGTAAAAGTCAAGCCCCAACCGGCAATAATTCCATAAGTCCATAACCAAAGACTATCAATACCGTCAGCTAATAATTTAATAGGGTTCATTCGGGTTTACCGCCGGTGCATGATCCGCCTTCAAACCAAAGTCCTTCGGCTTCTTTTCGATACTGAGCCAAGTCCCATGCATCCTTTTTAGCTTGGTACGCTTCTTCGGTTAGGCTGTGCCAACCAATACAGTCGCCTGTGGGACTACGACCACAACCACATAAGGCATATATTTTACCATCTTCTGTTGTTCTAACTTGCATTTTTTAATTTCCTAAGAGATTCTTTGGCTTCCTGTAAATCTGCCAAAAGACTGTTGTTTAAGTTTTGAGCTACAACCAGTTCATCTGTGAGCTTTTGTTCAGTTGTGCCAAGTGGCCGTGGTTCGTTCTTGGCACTGACACGCCCAGCTATAAATCCGCAAAACATTGTCGCTATAAACAATATCACACTACTCATGCTTTCTCCTTGAGCCCACGCCAACTTTTGATCTGCAGGGCATTACTTTTCCATCCTGACCTAGTCCATCGTATCATAGTAGGCCATGGCCAGGTGCGCATATTTACTTCATACCAGCCCGACCGGACAGGTTTAATGTGACTAGGAAACCAATTGGTTTTCTTCCCTGTCATACTTTTAATTACTCTCTGTTTGAAACTCCGGATTAGATTGAATAATACGATCCAATGATACAGCTGGATCCCAATCTTTACAATACTTTTTACGATTTGCCCGGCCCTTGGCCGAGTCCGGATCATAGTCTATATAGGTAAACTCTTTACCGTTGCATTCGGGACAATGACGATCCCAGGTCTCCTCATCCAATTCACATGCATCTGCCATTCCTATCCAGCCACACGTTTTATTATTGCAGATTTGATCTGGTGGCTCAGGTGGTTGATTGACCCATGAGCTGGTATCCCAATTATAACCTGACCAGGTAAGAACCTCTCCGGTAATTGGTTTAAACTGTCCGTACTCCCATTCACCAAACTGTTCACCGTCCCAGTAGGCAGAACCGTACGTTGTGCCAAAGTGTTGCCAAGTGCAACTGTAATAGCCAGGAATGGTAGGCTTTACTTTCTTAAACTTAAATGTTTCAGACTTTTCCCAAGTGCTTGGACTGGTGCCGCATGGAGGATGACCCCAATCTTTTTCTTCAGGGCTATAAGTTTCCCACGAGTTGCTATCTTTTACAAGATACATACCAAAGTCAGAACTTTTACCATCTGTACTACCACCCCAGTTATCAATGTCTTCACCGTCGTATTGTACCGAGTTAACAAGTTCTTCGCCGTCGATTTCATCATACTGTAGTGTTAGCTTGGTGATATCAAAAGGTGCCGTAAGATTAATCTCACCTTCAAAGAATGTGCCTTTTTCATTACTGCAACCAACAAATACTACAGTACCTGCAGGCTTGCTACCAATCCAGGCTTCGTCAAAACATGACCACTCTGGGCTGTCTTCGAAACCATCACAATCTTCTAGGCTACGCTCAAATACCACTTCGCCGTTTTCATCTTCAATCTGTAGTGTACCTGCGTTACGACTTACACCATGGGTATGTGCCATGTCATCGCATTCATACCACGATCCCGGAGGAAATGGCAACATGTCAATATCAAGATCCATTTCTTCTACCCGATCTTCATCGCCCCAGGCAATGTCAGACAAGTCAACTTGATTAGCCATACAGTAGTCCCATACTTCTTTGTCTACTGTGCCCATGACTTTTTCACCACCATAGCCCCACATGCTAATCTTATAGGTGCGTGGAGTGAATTTTAATGTGTCAATAAGTTGTTGCTGTTCTTCAGTTGTTGCCATGCTATCCTATCCTCTATCTGCTAAGTTGTTGCCAAACCAACCATTCTTTAAAACTATTATACACTATTTCTGCTTCACGGTCACTCTGGCGGATCTTCTTTCCGCGGACCCAGAAGCCCTTGTCACTGATGCGCAGAGTCTCGATACCACCACAAAAAAATGTAGTGGTGTTGGGTGTTTCCTTGCCACCAATTTGAAACTCGACATCTGACATCAGTCACGATCCATTAGGTCAGCCACTACACAAAGTATCCGGGCCAAGATAAATCCTGCCGCAATGCACAATACTGCTTCAACAAACCAGTGTTCCATCATCCATGCTGTCATAACTTTTCTCCAGGTTCAAATCCACGAAAACGAACAAAGCGAGGAAATCTTAAGCTATAAGTTCCGTCTTGATTTTGAGTGACTGCGTCTGCTTCAACTTCAACCACATTGCCAAGTAACTGATCTCGGGCACTCCAATATTCATCACGATCAGCATCGGAAAGGCCACTACCCACATTAACATTAATACGACGACCATTGTCATCTCCTTCACATATTATAGCACCCAGCCTACCTTGATTGCGACCTGTACCTTCTTCAAAACCCACAATATTGAGATCTACTGTAATGGTGGGTTTCCATTTCATCCAAAATGTGCTACGACGGCACTCGTATGGTGCACCCAAGTCCTTGATCATGATGCCTTCAAAACCGGCTTCCACAGCGTCCTCGGCATAGCGACGCATGATATCATGACCTTCGGCTGTATCTAAGTCCACTTCAATACCGTCCATGAGTCTAACACAATCAGTTGAATCAAATACCGCACGATATTTTTCTAATAGATCTAAGCGTTTCTGTTGTTGTGCATTACTGAATCCGCGTTCAAAGTCTGCCAATGGAATAAAATCAAATACCGAATAAACCATGCCTTCTGTTTGCACATCGCTTTTGCGTTGTGCTTGCTTCATCAGGGCCTGGAAACTTTCGCCGATGATTTCACCGTCCAAAATAAAACCATGTGGCCATGACTGGAATGTCTTGGCAAACTGGTTTTTGATCAGGTTCAATGCTTCAACAATGTGTGGAAAGTTCTCAAACGGTTTACCATTGCGACTGTAGAGGTTTACAGTATTTTTGGTCATAACAGCCAACACCCGCACACCATCTAGTTTTTGTTCGATGCGCTTGCGACCCTTCATCTTGGCAGTATGCTTTTCTGAATCGGTAGCCAACTGGCAAGTAAACACCGGAATCTTCCATTCAGTATTTTCTAACACCTTGTTTAGGGTCTTTTCACTGATGCCACAGCGTAGGTCTTTGATGATGACTCGACGACATAGGCTGTTCCATTCGACTGAATCAAACTGTTCGCTCATGAACTCAATGGCAGTCTTGGCATTGTGTCCGGTAAGGCTACGAGTGCGTAAGCCTTCTAGCATGGCCCAGAACTTGGGCCAAGGATTGGGTCGATATTCTAAGCCCGCGGTTTCAGGAACTTTCTTGACACCAAACACATAGTAGGGATTGTAGGCCTGGTAGCAGTTGAACAAGAAACATTGAGCATTGGCACTGCCCAGTTTCGCCGCCATCAAGGCCTTCTCGATTACAGATTCTTTGTGTAAACGACTGTCGCTACTTTCAAGGTCTCTAATCCAGTCTGCGGCCACTTTGATCTCATTGAATTGCTCGGCAGTGTAGTCTATCGAGTTCATTTATTTACTTTCAGATAAAATTTTTTATTGAACGCGAATTTGCAAAAACATATCGTCCGCATCTGTGATGGAACGTCTCGTAGTTTTTTAATTTGGTTGGGTTGAGTGGTATGTTATAGTGAGATAGCCAGGTTTTTACTACAGAAGTAATGTCTTCGATTGTGAACAAATTAAGTGCCTGCCCTAGATATTTGTCAGCCTTGCGATGCATGCTTCTTTTGGATTTTAAAATATCTTGGGCCCAGGTATGACACAGGCCTGCTGGATCAGCCGACAGCGTATCCCACATTAATTTTTGCTCTTTGGTCATTGTTAGTTAGCAATGGATACTTGGCCAATTACAGCACCGGGTTTCTGAATTGCTTCTGCACGACGAGCTTTATACTCGGCGTTTTCCACTGGCATCAAGTTAAGAACGGAAGTAGCTCCGTCTGGTTGTACTACATTGACTTCCTCGCTTTTCTGCGGCGCTACAGGAGTAACTATGGCTGGTGTAGCTGGCGTGGTTTCGGAATTGCCAACAGGTTTATTGCCAGTAATCTCATCCAACTCACGGAACGCTTCTTTTGCTGACTGTTTGGTATTACCATTCATACGACCATTAGTAGGCAATGCTACCAACACATAGGTACGAATGCGATTACCGTCTGACACATGCTTCATTTCTACAGTTTCTACACCTGAAATGTCAATGTCGGCACACATGCTACGAATAGCCATTTCACTTTGTTCTGTACCCACATCGCCATTATCGGCCTTAAACATCTTAACCTGGCTACGCACCTTGCCGCCGGCCGCGGTACAAATCTTGCTGTAAGCAATGGTCTTGGCCTTAATGTCGGCAAAACCAAAATCCGAACTAGTAGCTGTGCCATTTTCAAACACATAGCCCGTAGCCTTGGGCAACTTGCTCATCCACTCAGGAGCCTGAGACACAGCCGAATTCATCTGGGCCGATTGCAAGTTGTTTGAAAATTGACTGCTGTAGTTATTACCTGCGGTACCACAGGCCGTCAATACTGTTGCTACTGCCGATACGATTACAAGTTTCTTCATTTGATCACCTTTAAAGGTTGGTTACTATAACAATATATTACTACAATTTTTACCATTTGTCAACCACTTGCCAATCAGCATTGTGTAGCTGACAAATGATCCCTTGTCGCTGTAGTAAATCGCGACCAGGATGTACTTCGGGTTCAATAAACCATCTGCAAGTAGTTGAGCGGTAAGCAAACGGTTTAGGAAAATTTGGGTGCGGCAACACTTCGCTTTCGCGAACCCGCTCGCCACGCTTTACAGATCTGATCTGTATAGACGGGCGGTCATCACATACCATGTTTTGTTCTACTGACATGTGACCGCCATCGGCTTGGCTTAGTATTTGTACACGGCCTGAATCAACCGCGCCGCGGCACAGTTCTGTTTCGGGCATAGTTTTTGGGCCAGTCCGTTCACCTTCGGCTGTGATCCAGCGACCATTCACCAAGGCTCTAAAGTTTACTATACATTTGTTTTGTGTGGGCGAAATTGGCACAACAAAATTATCCATATCGGTTATTTCAGTAATGCTGATTCGAGTTTGATTGGTTACAGCCGATCGTACATAGCATTCGCCATGTACTGTAGTTGCTACCAAGGCCAAGATCAAAGGTATCGTGCGTCGCATGTAGATCTTAAAGCCCAGATACTGTTTTTTAGTTTACCATAATAGCGTTGATCTTTTAAGGTAACTGGTTGGGTAGTATGATAGGCCTGATAAGCCGCAATTTGATTGGATAAAAAATCAATTTGGTAGTGTGCCTGTCGACAGTTCATAACAAAATTAGACATGTCAGCCGGCTGATACGGCTGTTGGGGTTGACCGGCGCAGGCAGTCAGGAAAATGATCAGAAAAAAACCAATTTGTTTAATCACGGTCCACTCGCTGTTGATGTTGATATTCGCGTTTGAGCCACCACTTGTAGCGACGAATATATTCTGCCAAAGGCATGGCCAGCTCGCCCGCTTCGGCATGCTCGTCCTTGTTTTCCATCCAGATGTTTTGTAACCAAGCACGGAATCCGCTAGATTTCATTGGAACACCATCCAGGACAAAGACATCAGCAGAGTTATACACGACAGTATTAATATAGCACTGATCATTTCAATTCCATAATGTGGTGGATCACTGCAGAGGCTTCTGGAAAGCCTTCGCGTTCTTTGCGCATGACCACAGTTTCGATCATGTCCATCTGTACATCATGCAAACCCGATACAAAGGTCATGATGTCTTTTGGGCTCAAGGTCATTTTGATATTGTAAAGTTTCTTAGAATCCATTATTCTTGTTCCTCGGTAATAAACTGACTGGCCATATCGCACATGCAACTGAAACAGGTTGGACAAAAACTCACAGGTAGGATACCAAAGTAACCTTGGATACCACCTTCGTCGTCGGTATAGTCACATGAGCATACCGTACACTTGTGAATATCTATGGTCATCATATTAGGCTCCATAGTAGACAGCATCTTGATCGGCTGACCAGTTGGCATACTCTTCGGGATCAATAATATCAGCAAATTCTGCTTCGTCGATTACCCAACCCGCACTACGCAATTCAGCACGACCAGCGACTGTTTGTTTCATTCGATCCATAGCATCATGAATCTGATTGATAGCACGAGTCAGCACGGTACGGTCTTGCCACTCAGCTGGTGTGTAAACACCGCGTGGACGGAAACCATAGAAGTCCTTGTGAAAATCACTCAAATAGCTCTGTAGTTCATCAATGCTTAAATCTGCTAGGTGATCTTGACTCATTGCTTGCTCCTTTAATTTACTATAATAATATTATAACAAAATGGGTATTTTTGGTCAACCGAACTCAAATCGCCAAATTTGAGCCTTTAGCACGGTCGTAAAACACATGATTTCCTATTTGGCCTGCTTCAGCGGTGGGATCGACCCAGACCGGATCACGGATATAAACAGCATGGTAGTACAGGCTACGAGCTAGGCGTGGAATACGATGTCCTTCCAGGACCTGGCGGGCTATGTGTTCACTTTGGGACCATAATCCAGTATCAGGTTTGGCCAAGGTCTTGGCCAAGGTCCAACTAAACTGTTTGGGGGCATATACCACATCGCAAACAGTACGACCCCAATGTCCAGTTTTGAGTCGGTTGAGAGTGACCTGTGCCACGGCATACTTGCCTTGGGCCTCTTCGACGCCGGCTTCGTAGTAGATATTGCGAGTTAAGCAGTCCAGATCAGAATTGGTGTATCGCATACGCTCACCGGTCTGAATGACCGAATCAATGCGATCCAACTTTTCCTCTATCTGGTCCATACGTACTTCTTGACGCACCAGCATGAGTGCCAAAAGTACCAGGCCAATTGTGCCCATTGTGCGATTTGAAATCACCAGATTCCTCAATAGTTTACTAAGTTATTAGTATAAGCTATCAGGAATTTTGAGTCAAACTGAGTGTGGCGCAATTACAACAGATTAGGAAATGACAATATTGGCCGCTTGAGAGGCAGTGTAGGTCGAAGGTATTAGATTTGCGTCAGGTGTAGGTGGGTTGGGATTAGATGGAATAGCAGAACTAGTAGTAATTCCAGCATTATTTAAGTAGGTTTGGTTATTGCCTTCTCTCATGGCTGCCACTACGGCCTGGCCAGTAAAGGTTGCTTGGTTTGCTACACCTTGCCAAAACTGTGCCTGGCCACCTTGTTCGGTTTGTTTTCCATAGGTAGGTAAATTGTAAATTAATCCGTACACAACAAGATTATTATTAGGAATAAGATTAGCAAACTGTATCTGAGCTGCAGCCTGGAATGTTTTTTCATTTGCTACCTGTTGTGCCATTGAGTTAAAATAACTGTTAAGATTGGCGGCTTGATTGGGGTTGGCACTTACTACATTACCAATTGCTGGGTATGCTACTGAAAACAACCCTGGACCTGATGCCGGAATAGCGTTACCGGTTCCGTCGCCACCAGCTCCGCCAGTAAACGCATTATCTGCAGCGGTTGTAACCACTACATTCCCAACATTGCCCACATTGGCCACATTGGCATAGTAGGTTCCGGCAGCTGGTTGACCCGCAGGAATAGTCACAGGACCGTTAACCGGATCACCATATACTCCGCCCACCACACTGTTCATATTTTGATATATGGTAGTAAGATAGGTGGTATTGGTGTTGGCCAAAGTTGCAACTGTGTTATTAAAATATCCTGTGACCTGATAGCCAGCAGCAATGCCCAATACATCACATACTCCAAATGGTTTTCCGCTAGTTCCGGCTAAATTTTCAAGATAACTGGCCACCGATGGTGGAACCGCTTCTGTTAATGCGCTGATTAATGGAAGATTATTGGTTGTCTGCATGTCAGCTACAGTATTAGACAAGGTAGGCAAGGTCATATTTTGTATGCCGGCAATCTGCTGTAGACTAACACTCAGAGCCTTGTTGGCCAAGGCCTGATCTGCAGGTATAATTTGACTAAGACGATCGTAGGCTATCATACCAGACTACTCATTACATAAGGTGGCAATTCGGTAGTCAATGACATGTTAACCGAACCAGAATTATTAACATAGATGGCTCGTTCACCATACTTGGTTGGTACTGTTAGACTTTGAAAACTGTTAGGAAACAGCATAACAGGATTTAACAAATCAGCCATGGTCATAATTCCAACAGTGGTTACCCCTAATACACTTAAAATTTGTGCAAGATTATCGCCGGTAATTTGTGTCATGGCCTGATACATTAACGATTGTATAGCATCGGTAACTGTAATTGTTGGATCAGTTAAATTTAGTACTATGTTAGTTGGAATACCAGCAGCAACAAAATACACAGACACCACTGGTATTGTGCCAGTAATTGAATATATCTGTTGTATTAAGGACAATGGACTTCCAAGATTATTAAGATTATTTAAATTAATCAACTGCCCAAGATTTTTTAAATCTTGCCCAAATGTTGCGGTGGCCAAGTTTATGGTTGTAATACCACCGGTAATCATGTTGTTCATTGTGGTAAATGTATTACCAAGATAGGTTTGACTGTTGACCGCACTGTTAATGAATATGCTGGTTTGGTCGGCATACGCTGAGGCTTGATTTACTGCCTGTGTCAACTTGCTGGTGTTGCCTCCGCAGATATCAACGGTAGCTTCATTTTTGATCACAGTAATCATTTGATTGCCTAGACTGCTGTAAGCAATAGGTACACTGTCACTCAAAGCCGGACAGGAGTTGGCAGCCAAGGTTTGTAAACTAGAAATAGTGCCAGACGAAAGTAGGTTGCCTGTACTACCTGTAGAAAGAGCTGTTAAATAAGGTTGTATTAATGGAGTAGATGCATAGCTTGAAATAGCCGCAAGCATATTGGCATTGATTGCCAGTCCTTGATTTTGTAACAGGCCGGCGGCAGCATCTAGCTGTAAGGGCGTTAAGTAACTAGTAGACAAATTAGCCGCCTATAATTACATCGGTGCTACCAATTGATCTGGAATGACCGCAAGTATCGATATCGCCGGTGATACATATAGGTCGGCCGCCGACTAAAACTGTAGCTGTAGTAGCTGTGGTTTCTGCGGCACAATGAGTAGGAGGACAATTTTGAGCACCACAACAGGGGTGAGGGCTAACTGAATCACCTATTGTGGCAACAGGGCGACCGTTGATCAGTACCGTAGGATCTCCGGTGAGTATAATTCCACCTGCTGAATTTTTATCTCCTACTCTTTGTATCCCACCCGGCATTACTTTATCCCATTATAATTGATGGCTTGCGAACTGGTTTTAATCCAGTTGTGGCTTCCAGATAATGATCGCCTACTTCTTCTCTAGTTTGACAAATCATTGCTATTGCTGTTTTATTTATAGTTGCATTTTCCTTGGGATCTCCGGTAAACACAGTGTAAATCAACTGTATGCCTTTTTCTGTAGGCACAGCACTAAGTGGTTGAGCAATTTCATAACTATCGTCTGCAATCGATACCACTTTGCCCACAATTTCGTCAGCGTTAGTCAGTTTAAATGTGTAAACCTTATCTAGTTCTATGTTCATGTTATCCTTGTAAATGTTTTCGCAGTTCTGTAAACCCGCCAATGTAGTTATCGTCAAGAAAGATCTGCGGCAAGGTTCTTGCGGTAGGTACTGCTTCTAGCAGTTGTTCTCGGGTCCAGTCCTTATTCACATTGCGTTCTTCAAATTCAATGCCTCGTGATTCCAATAGTGCTTTGGCCTGAACACAAAATGGGCAGGCATTCTTGCTCCATACAGTAGCTTTCATAGTATTCTCCTTATTTTTATTATAAACTAGGTAATGCGTCGTAGTCTAGTGTGTCACTCATGACACCAATCACATAGTTGGTTGATTCGGATTCTTGTAGGGCAGTCTGTTTGTTGCTGGTGTTGACATGCTTGTTAAACCACGGAATTGGTGTGGTCTTGGGTGCAGGTGTTTGGTACTTGACACCAATTTCTTTGAGTGCGTTGACTGCGGTATAGTCCACAAAGTCCTTGAGAATCTGTGCATTGAGACCAATCACAGGTCCCTTGTTGAACAGGTAGTCAGCCCATTGTTTTTCTTCACGGATCACATCTAAATACATAGCATACACTTCAGCCTCACACTCTCGTTTGGCACGGGCAAAGCGTGGATCTTCCTTGACCACCTGATTGATGATCCAGGCAGTCCAGTCCTTGTGTAGGATTTCGTCCTGCAGGATCAGGCTGATGATGTTGCCGTTGCCGATAAAGATACGATTCTCTACCATGGCTAAACTTGTAGCAAACGATACCATGAAGCGGAATGCTTCAAGACCATAGCTGGCATTCAGTGCCAACCAGATGGCATTGATATGAAGTTGCTCATCAAACTCTTCTAACAACTCCTTGCGGCAGTTGATCATGTGTAGGCGATCATAGTAGAGTCCAATAGTCGAAGCCATGTCGACTATTTCTTCTGTGTTGTGAATAGTGTTGAACACTTCCTTGGGCACATTGTAGATGTTGCGAATGATGTGACTGTAGCTACGACTGTGAATATTGGTTTCAAAGAATCCCCAGTTATACATGAGGGCTTCTAATTCTGGTATTGAGCATACCGGAGTAAACACCTGTGTAGGACCACGACCTTGTAGACTGTCCAAGGCAGTCTGCCGCAACAAGTTGCTAGTAAAGATATGACGCACTGTGTCGGTGGCTTCTTTGAAGTCGT